CGGGGCCAGCGATGACGATCCGGCCACGCTGCGCCAGGAGCTGAAGACCCTGGGCGGACGAGCGGCCGCCCTCGAAGCCAGGAAAAAAGAGCTTGAGGGCGAGCTGGCTGCGCTACGGTCTGGAAAAAACGCGGAAGACCGGTCGGAGCGTGTCGCTGGCAGCGGTGGCGGGAAGCCGGCTGCCGTGGAAATGCCGGAGGATATCCGGGCGGACGCCGAAGAGTTCCGGGAAACGTTCCCCGAGCTGTACCCGCTGCTTGAGGCGGCCGGGCCCGTGGGCGAACGGCTGCGGAAGGTTCTGCGGGAATCCGGTGCGGATGTGGCCGGCATTGCGGCTGAGAACGTCGCCCTCAAGGTGCGCCTCGACAACATGCACTCCGAGGTTCGGGCCATTACCCGCGAAGAGCACGACGCCAAGGTGGAGGAGCGGCACCCGGAAACGCGTGGCCTGCGTTCCACCGACCCTGCCCTCCGGGAGGAGGCCGGGAAGTTCGTCGATGGCCTTGGTGCCTGGGTGGAAAGACAGCCCTGGGCCGAGGCCGAACGCATGAAGCAGGTTCTGACCAAGGGAAGGGCGGGGGATGTGATCGCCCTGCTCGATCAGTACAAAGCAACACGCAACAAAAAGCCTGACACGCAGCTTGACGACGACAAGCGCCGCCGGGCCGAGGAAGCCGGAGCGGTGGGGAACCACCGCCCGGTCGCGCCCCTCGCGGGTGCGCCCGATCCGGACGATTACGACGGCGCGCTCATCGAGGCGTTCGGGCTTAAATAAGGGGACATCGTATGACCCGTTTCGGCACCACGACCACCAAAGACGTTTCCAACCGGACGCGGGCCTATCTGGCCAGCGAATTCCTGAAGGTGATGTATCCCCGGCTGCTGCTGTGCCTTTTCGCGCAGCATGCGTTGATTCCCAAGAACCAGACCGAGGTCATCGAATGGCGGCGCTATCTGCCGCTGCCCACCGATCCCAAGGTGCTGGCCGAGGGCGTGACGCCGAAGCCGGGCAAGATGCAGTGGGAGGACGTCGCCGCCACCCTTATGGAATACTACGATCTGTACATGATCACCAACCGGGTGGAGGACACGCATACCGATCCGACCTTGCAGCTTTCCAAAGACTACCTGGGCAGGGCCCCCGCCGTGATGTTCGAGAAGGTCACGGCGGCCGAACTCCTCGGCGGCATCAACGTCTTCTACGCCAACGGCGCGTCCAGGAGCGCGGTCAACGCCACGGTCAGCTACAGCCTGATTCAGAACGTGGTGCGGATGCTGGAACGCAATCTGGCCGAACCCATCACCAAGGCTCTTTCCAGCACGCCGGCCTACGGCACCGAGGCCCTGGACGACTGCTACATCGCGGTCTGCCACTCGGACCTGGCCAAGGACATCCAGAACTGCGACCGGTTCGTGGAAAAGAAGAACTACGGTTCGGTCACGCCCTATCCCCAGGAGATCGGGGCGATCGGTCCGGTGCGTTTCCTCAAGAACAACGTGCTGACGGCCTGGGCCGGCGCGGGCGGCGATGCCGGCGGCACGGTCCTGACCTCTTCCGCCGGCAAGGCCGACGTCTATCCCATCCTCATCTTCGGAGCCGATGCCTACGGCTGCGTCGCCCTCAAGGGCTACAAGACCAAAAACGCCGACGGCAAGGGAACGGCCGTTTCTCCCGTGGAGATCTCGGTTGTGCCCGTGGACAAGCGCGACAAGGACGACCCCCTGGGCCAGCGGGGCTACGTGGGCTGGCGGAGCTACTACGTGGCGAAGATCCTCCAGGACCTGTGGCTGTCCCGGGTCGAAGTGGCCTGTTCCGTCTAGCGGTAAAACACAAGGAGAACTGGAATGAATCGTACGCTTGCCGACGCCTTTCCGCGCGAGCAACAGGCGTCGCTGCTCGGCTTCCTGCGGGACGGCCCCATCGGCCCTCCGGGTCTGGCCATTGCGGCGGCCGGAAGTCCGGCGGTCAAGGCTTCGCCCTTTGACTACCGCGTCAACGGCAAAATCTACGCCAAGGCGGCCCAGGCCGCCATTTCCCTGGTCACCCTCGGCGTGGTGGCCGCCGGAAAATCCTCGGCCGTCTTTCTGGCCATTGACGCCGCCGGCAATGTCGCCGTGTCGCCCGTGGCCCCGGACGATGCCGGCGATATCGTCGTGCCCGATCCCGGCGACGGCGCCTGCCTGTTCGGCGCGGTCAAGGTGGCCAACGGCGCGGCCACGGCTTTCACGGGCGGCGCCACGGCCCTGGACGCGGCCAGCGTCACGGCGACCTGCTACAACCTGTCCGGCGTGATCCCCGGCGAAAGCCTGTAGGGAACGGCCATGGAACGTACTCTCAACGATATCCTGTCCGGCGTCCATGATCCCGGCACGAAGATCGCCTTGCAAAAGGCGTTTCGGCTGGTCATCGACGCGATCGAGAACCATGCGCACAAATGCGGCGGCGATGGTGTGGTGTCTTCGGCGGCCTGTGCGGCCCTGCCGGGCCATACCGCCGACACGCCGCTTGTCCTGCCCAAATAAGGAGCGGTTGCTATGGCCAGAAAGGACTTGCCCGTCACGCCCGTGGCGACGGGCCACCGGATCATGATCGCCAGCGAGAAGACCAAGGAGGGCCGCCGGGCCGTTGTCGGATGCCATGCCGGGGTCAATTTCCAGATCCCTCGCGATACGGAATGCACCGTTTCCGAGGCCGTGCTGGAGATCCTGCGCAACGCGCAGGTGCCCGATGTCGAGGTGCTGGAAGACGGCGGCGTGGATATGCGCATGGTCCAGCGCTTTCCGATCACCTACCTCGGCCCGGTGTACGAGGAGCCGGCCGGCGCGGAGAACGAGGAAAACCAGGAGCCGGCCGGTGCGGCTGCCTGACCTGATCGTGGCCGCCAGACGTGTGTGTCCGGATAGCGGCATCGATGACGCCGAATGGATCACCTACGCCAACGAAGCCCTGGCGGCCGCGTCAGGCACAGTCTTCCTGCCCGACCTGGAGGCCTCGGCCGTGGTGGAGTTGCCGGCCGGGGCCACGTCCGTGCCCCTGCCCGGCAATTTCCAGCGCGAACTCTTCTCTGTCCGCAATGGGCAGGGCCAGCCCCTGGCCATCCTGAAATCCACCCTGGAAATAGGACATGCCCGGCGGGCGGGAACATCGGCCGGCGTTGTGCGGGCCGTGGCGGCGATCGGTCGTTCCAGGCTGGAGGTCTGGCCGGCTCCGGAAGAGGCGGAAACACTGTTTCTTGGCTACTACCGTCTGCCCAACACCTTGGAACAGACAGCCGGCACGGTGACATTCTCGGCCACTCCCCCGGTGCTGACGGCTGTCGAACCTGTCTTCGCCAGATTCCACTACGGCGACACGTTCATCGTGTCCGGTAGTGCCGCCAATGACGGGGAGCATGTTGTGGAGACGGCGACGCCCATGACGTGCTCCATTGTCGGAACCATCATCGACGAGGCGGCGGTTTCCGTTTCCGTTGCAGCCCTGCATGTCGAGGCCGTGCCCGGGGAATTGCACCGCGCGGTGCTGGTCAACGGCATGCTGGCCAGGGCCTACGACACCAAGGAAGACGCCGTGGAGGGCAAGCCCAACACGGACCGCCACATGGCCCTGACGGTGGAGGCCTTCCGGGAGCTGAAGCGGGCCATCAATGCGACCGGCTACCGGGCCTCGGTGTCCGGACCGTCTGAAATCCGCTTCCGGGGGCTGGTGTGATCACCACGCATTTCTCGGTCTGGCGGGGCCTCAATACATCGGCGCACCCGGAGGGACTGCTGTATGACGGCCGCTCCGGGACGTGTGAACTGGCCCTGGCCGTTGACGTGGACATCCTCGACAACGGCCGCCGGGTGCGCTGCCGGCCCGGCCGGGTGCTGGTCGATTCCCGCGATTGGCGGGATGGCTACAACGCCCCGGACGGGCAGGCCTACGCCGTGGTGGACGGCGTCATCTGCGAGGTCCTGGAGGATCTGTCCGTGCGGCCGCTGGCGGCGCTGCAAAGCCCTGGGCCGGTTGCCTGGGCGGCGCTCGGCGACATCGTCTTTTGGAGCAACGGCGTCGAATCCGGGCTGATCCAGTGGGGCGAGGCCGGGGAGTGGGGCGGCAGGCGGTTCCCGGTCGCCTCGGAGGCCGCCCGTTATGTCGATCCTGCCGCCGGACAGGTGCTCGGCGCGGCCTTCGGCCGGGTCTGGATCGGCCGGGACGACGTGCTGCACTACACGGCCGGGGCCTGGAACTTTGAAAAGGCCGGGGCCAGCGGCATCATGCTGCCGGCGCGCATCACCATGATCCGTCCGGTGGACGACGGCCTGTACGTCGGCACCGAGGCTGCCGTCTTCTTCCTGGCCGGCGCCAACCCCGCCGCCGGCATGCCGGTGCGGCGCGTCTCCATTGATCCGGCCATTCCGGGTTCCGACGTGCTGGTCCGGGCCGATGACTACGGCCGCTTTGATCCGGTCACCGGCGTCATCTGGACAGGCCCCCGGGGCATCTGCCTGGGCCTGCCTGACGGCATCGTCATCAATCTCACCAAAAACCGGGTGGCGCTCGATGCCCCGGCGTCCGGCGCGGCGGCTGTCGCGCTGCCGCTGCGCTATGTCGCCATCCTGCATCCATAGGAGGGGTCCATGGCGCTTCGTCTTTCCACCGGGCTTCGCAATGCATTGCTGTCCTCGGCGTCGTTTCAGGACGCCATGGTCAACGGCGTTATCGACATCTACTCGGGCGCGCAGCCGACCAGCGCCGACGACACCGAGACCGGCACCAAGCTGCTTTCCGTCACCGTCGGGTCCGGGGCGTTTACCCCCGGCACGGCCACCAACGGCCTCAACTTTGCCGATGCCGCTGCGGGGGCCATCGCCAAGGCCGCTGCCGAAGTCTGGTCCGGCGTGGCCGTGGCCACCGGGGTGGCCGGCTGGTTCCGCTTTTACGCCAACGACAAGGCCACCGGGGCCAGCACCACGGGCAAGCGGTTCGACGGCTCCATCTCCACGTCCGGCGCGCAGCTCAACATGTCGAGCACGTCCATCACGTCCGGGGCCACCACCACCATCGACAGCCTTGTCGTGACCATGCCGGCGTCGTAGCCGGATATCGGGCGGGGTCGCAAGTGGCCCCGCCCGCAAGGAAGTTTTTCCGGCATGAAACGCTACGCGCCAGACGACCCGCAGTTCAACGAGGACGGCACCATCAAAATGCTGCCGGTCTGGTTCCCTGCCACCCTGCATGGGGACAAGGAGAAGGCGGGTGCGTTGCAAGGCTTGGCCACCCAATTCTGGGGGCAGGTCAATAACGAGAACGTCTACGATCACAAGGTCCTGTCCCGGCGTCTCGATCTGCCAGACGGTTCGCAAATCCTGGTGAGACGGAACGGCACCCTCTATCTCACGGACATCTATTGTCCGACTGTTGCGGAAAAGAAGCAGGAGGACCAGCCGAAGCTGATCCCGGATTTGCAGCCGGGCCAGTTCTTTTGGGTGCCGGGGTGCGTGGCGCGGTATGGGTTTCTTAATGAGTTATACAATGAGATTCCCTTGAAAAATGGAAGCGTAGGCGAAGGAGTGAGCACTACCAACAAGGGCGTTGGTGTCTCTTTTATTTCATTGAAGAGTTCCGGTTTGCCTGGCACTGGTGTTTCGCCGGATGGGTCTATTTCCCGGAACTACCGAGTTATTGACCTTGCTGGCAGCGATCCAGATGACCCTTCTACAGCCCCCCACCTGGAACTATCATCGTGGCACATCCCGAATAACGGGCCGTTCTCCATTTCCTGCGTGTTCAGGCTCAATGAAGATGTCATCTGCGACTACTCGCAAACGACAAAGACAGGAGAATTGGACAACGGCTTTCAAGTCTACAACGAGATTAAGGCCCGTTTGCTTTTTTCCGACGATGGCGCGACTTGGTACACGCATTGTCCCGGGGGGACTGCGCCACTCATCGGATATAAAATCCCTGAAAAATTCTACGACCATTGGGTTACGATTACTTACCCATGGCCTGCTTACAATAACAACTTTGTTCAGAACGCTGACAAGGCAATAGGCTATCGCGAGATTGCAACCGTTTGCGAAAATGAGCCGTTGCTTGTTTCACCGTATAGCCAGGATTCGCCGTATTGGGACAAGGTTTATACGGGAGGCCTTGAGACTCTTTCGGGAGAGTTTTTGTCAGGGTGGGCAGAGAACACAGGCATACAGAATACCGCTCCGTACAAGTCCCTTTGCACTTTCCGTGTTGAAGGCGCTCACGGGAAGGGTGCTGGCACAAGGGCCGTTTCCTCATTGAGCGATGGCACGATGCGATACGCAACTGTCGAATCCTATTACTATGAATATGAAAATGATGAGATTGTGGCCACGGTTTTCACGCTGAAAGACTACCAGTACAAGCTTTACATGACCGAAGCTCAAGCCTCAATCACGTTTGGGTCCCAACCGTTCCCTGTGAGCCATCCCAAAGGATTCATGATCGGAATGAATCTCATGGGAATGAGCTTCTTTAATGCGGGGGGAACCCGTCTTGTTGCTGGAAGAGTTTGCAACTTTCAGGATGAGTACAAGAATCCTCCGATTGTATCTGACGTTCTGGCCTTAGGTGAATGGTATCATACTGTTATGAGCTATGACGAGAAAGGTAAAACGGGATTGTATTTGACGAAACTTGGACAGAAGGAAGTAACGGTTCTTGAAGCGTTGCAAGCTACTTCGCAATTCCAAAATGTGGATGGTTTCGGCGGGGCCGTAGCAATACATGTGGCTTCAGACAACTGGTTTTTAGCCTCGGAAGCGAACAACCCAGCCACTGACCGGACGGCTGAATGGGAGTTTTCAGCCAAGATCAGTATCGGCCTCATGCGATTTTACCATCACGCCCTGAAAAAAGAAGAAGCCGCATTGCTCAAGCGTGAAGTTTTTGAGGGAATCTTCGTTGCCGACGATCATGAGGCAGCTCAACTTGTAGGGGCCGGCTTGCAGCTTGTGACGGTGTAATATGGGTATACTGACGCAGTTTTACAATAATGACGGGCAAATAACATCTCTATCGCCTAACCTTGCTACCAGAGAGTTTTACCGCGACGTAATGTGTCGACATAGGTTTGACGAAATGTTTGTTACGGCGAGAGAAGATAATGGCGTTGGTTATTTCATTGGAATTGATAGGGTTGCATACAACTGGAATGGAAACTATGGTGGATTAAAATTTAAAACAGGATATTCCCCTAATAGATATACAGAATTGGACATAAAAATAGCAACTTCAGGGGAAAATGGAAGAAAGACATGGACCGCCCCGAACAATTCCGTTGGGGTATATACTGACAACATTGCCAACATGTTCAAAGATAAAAGTATAGAGATATTGTTTATTTTAAAATTTCCTAATCCGGAAAATTCTGAATCTATAATATTTGAGATCCATGATGCTACAAAACTAAGCAGCCCCAATGGTGGATCGTCAGTATTTGTTTTTAGCATTTGGGCGAATAGCAACAGTACAAATATCAACTGGAACACGAGCAATATATATCCTTACTTGTCAGATGATTCATCATTAGGTGGCGACAACTGGTATCCTGTAAAATTGAAAATTGATCAAGACGGAACGTCAGAGTTGTATTTAAATGATAGTATTCTTGGAAGTGGAATGATGGATCGCTCTGGATTTGATTCATCTGATCAAATTGTTTTTTGGACTCAAATATTTAGCGATATTTTGGTGGACTCTATAGTTGTAAAGGCATTATAAATGTTATTGCATATCCTCAATCTATCCCTTGCGCTTTTGATAATTTCCCCATTGCGTTGGATATTCGCATGGGTAGCCTGTCTGGAAGTATTGTGACTGGAGCATCACTTGGCTCTAAGTTCATTCTGACTCGAACGCCGAAATGTGGTGTGCCCGAGGGAAACTATGTGGTCGGGGGCGATCTCCCGGGCTGTCGTATGATATATTCCGACACTGGAAGTGATGCCTATTTCAATATAAAAGTTTCGTTTCTTGGTTACGGAACGTTTTACAAACTTACAAATTCCGATACATACCTTCGATTTCAAGTTTACAAAGCCATTTCCATTGAGACTCCATCATCTGGTGAGAAAGTCTTCGGTGATACGTTCGATTGCGAAACACTCGTGCCGGCTGATACGGATACGACGGCGATTTTCAGCTATGGCGGTTTGTTTGTTCAATATATTGAACCGGTCACGCCTGGGTCAGGAGAAGGAACTGTTCTAATAAATGAAGGAGGAATCTTTCAAGAGTTCACTCTTTCTGATGGAGCCAGTCTTACCGTTACGTCTGAAACCGGGGTGACAATTACTTATACATTCATCGGCGGAGCTATGGTAATTCGCTGATGCCCACCATTTTTGACTACATAGCCACCATGGACGCCGCCCCCGTGGACAACCCCACGGGCGACGGCTTTTGCGTCATCCCTTTCTTCACTGGCACTGGTTCGGGCACGTCCGGTTGTGTCGGTATCGCCACGCTCCCGGCGCTTGCCGGCACAGGAACAGCGGACTGGAAACCGATTGGCGCAGCGGACCTTCCGGCCATGACGGGCGACGGAATGACGGACGGTTACCGCCCGGCCTGGGGCGCGGCTGATCTCCCGGCCTTTACCGGCGACGGCACAGCCCACGTACTAATCGAATCCATGAGCCTGCTGCCGCCGATCTTCGCCGTGGGCTATGCCGGGGCGACGGCCGAAGCGACGTTGCCGAGCATGAGCGGGTACGGCCTCGACGCCTCGTTTAGCCGCACGGCTTCCGGGGCCGGAACACTCCCGGCGCTGACGGCCACCAGCTTGGTTTGCGGCCTCGACAAGCCCATCGACAATGGGGCTACGTCCGCAGCCGTGGTCAACCTGCTCCAGTTGGGCAATACGACCCTGGCCGATGCCGCCGCATCCATCTGCGCCTACGATGTCACCGACGACGAGCGGGCCATGTCAGTGGTCTATTTCGTCTCCAATCTCATGGCCTACGTCCAGGACGGAGACGGCATCGGAGACCATTGGACATGCGCCCTGGCGACGTGGCGGCGGGGGTATGGCGACTGCGAGGACGGGGCCATCCTTGTTCACAGCCTGCTCCTGGCTGCCGGCGTCAATCCGGACCGGCTTCGCACGGCGTTTGGCGCGGCGTTGTCCGCTTCGCTGGCGGCTGCCGGCCATGCGTGGTGCCTGTACCGCCGGGAGACGGACGAGGAGTGGGTCCCGTTGGATTGGACGCTCGGGGCAACGGCCTACGTGGGCGCGATATCCGGGATCAGCCGGCAGATCGATCTGGCCGGGACCTACACGGCGATCAACCACGTCCTGACCCACGAAGCCTTTTATGCGGTCAACGACGCCGACTACATCGCCAACCTGGCGGCCAACCGCTCTACGGGATCGGCCGCACTGCCGGCCCCGTCCTGCGCCGCAGCCGCCGGCCTGTCTGCTTCCGCTTCCCTGGTCCTTTTCGCCGGCGTCCTTGCCACCAGCATGACCGTCTCCGGGCAGGCCGGGGCCAGGGCGGCTATGGCGTTGCCGGCAGCCGCATTGAGCGGCACAGCCCAGGAGATGACGCCGGCCGTCGGGCCGTGCGCCGTGCCCCTGCCTGTCGTTGCCGGTACTGCCGGGGCCATCGGCGCGGGCGCGCTCCCCCTGGCGACGGCCACCGGAACGTGCGGTCTGTCGGCCCGGGCCGACCTCGCCCTGCCGCTGCTGGCCCTGTCGGCATCGGGGCAGA